GAACTTTGGCTATTGCCACATTGTACTGAGCTTTGGCCATATCATTGAAAGCAGCGGTGATGCCGGATTTGAGGGCTTGAACCGCTTCCTTGTAGTCTTGAGGGTCATCACTGGCTTTTGCAAGTTCAACGGCGACTTGAAGCTGTTGAACGACCTCCTTCTGCCGTTCCCATGCTTGGCGCTCTTCCGTGATTACCTGGGAGCAACCGTTGGCCGGCAATTCGATTACCTGCCGTCGTTTCGGTGGAAGATCCGCCATGACGTCTTTCTTTAACCGGCGCACCATAAAGGTTGACCTCAACTTCTCCTGCAGCTCCGGAAGATTGCTTGCGCCTTTTACGTCCCATCCATATCTGGTCTGACAGCCGTCACAATATCTTTCTACGTAGAATTTCCAGTTGGTGAAGACCTCTGCCGACTTCAACATCGGCCACATTTCGATCGGGCGATTGACTATCGGTGTTCCGGTAAGGAAAACCCGTCTTTTTGCCGGTATCGGCTCGACCTGATCCTCGACTTTCCGAGCCCATCGACCGAAGACATTGACTGTCCGGAGGGTCTTCGGGTTCTTCAACAGATGTACTTCATCGCAAATCATCATGTCCCACTGTTGGGCTCTGAGAACATCGTGGTATTTTTCGAGAATGTCATAATTGATAATTACCATCTCTGCCCAATGAGGCCATCCGTTCTTACTATCGGCAATACCAATCGTCATCGGCCTGACCAGCCACTTCTCCGCTTCTCTTTGCCAGTTCAATCGAAGGGAGGCAGGGCAGATAACCAAGACTCTTTTTACTGTCTCGTCAACATTGATAAGCCCCAGCGCCTGAATCGTTTTTCCGAGTCCCATCTCGTCACCGATAAGGACGTTGGTAAGCGGTATTCCAAAAGCTATCCCCGCCTTCTGGAAGGGCATGTACTCCAGCCCTTCAGGTGCAGGGATGTCAATATCAACGACCGTCGCCTTACTCGCTTCGATCGTGGCTTTTAGCTCGGTCTCCCTCTGTTCCAGCACGGCGCGGGTTTCAGGGATTGCGTAGTCGATCAAGCGGATTGCTTGCTGAGGGTCATCTGTCCACCAGGTCTTTGGTTGCCCACAATCATTACCGTGAGGGTCCCACCTGAATCGGGCTTCTTTCGGAATAAACCGTTCCTCGAATCCGCCTTCCCAAAGGAACTTACCATCTACGTGAGTAAGAACCATCGTTTTCTCCTTCGTGTTTGGTATATTTCCTATGTTTTAAGTCTAACATATGTTAGTTCTTATGTCAAGGTTTTATAGCAAAATTGAACACGATAGTTGTCATAGTTTACTACGTAATAACCAATGGCTGAAGAGGGTACGGGGACGGTTCTACTATTTCGGAACTTTCACTTTAGCCCTGACAGCGCACCTGCAGGCTACCCACTCCGAGATATCTCCGGACTTGTCGCCAGGATGTAATAGCCCTGTCGTCGGGAATCGGTCTCCGCGCTTGATTACTTTTGCGTGTTCCAGCAGGTGACTATACCGCGTCCGACCGTCTTTCGTGGCCAACCACTGAATATTCTGAATATCAGCCTCATCGTAAGTCATCATCGCACCCTGGTTCTGAGCACTGCCGATTTCCGTCCGGCTGATGAATTCGAGTCGTTGATGCTTCAGCTCGTAGAACTTCTGATCGAGTAATCTGGCCACCTGGTCGCCACTGAGCCCTCGATCATACCCGCGTCTGAGGATGGTATCAATATCGCTAATCATACGGTTCATTGTTGCTTCTGATGCCACAAACGACTGTTCCTGGAGGATCCTCTGGACAGCCGGATTCTTCAAATCCCAATTCATCGTGACTCCGATCAATTCTTTCACCTCGGTCGCTCCGCGCATGAATCCCATTTCCATGCCGATGCCCATGTGCGTGCTGTATGCCTCTTCCAAGCTGGTAGCCCTCTTCATCAGATCCGCTTCGAAATACCCGAACAGATTCTCTGGAGAGAGGATTCGATCCTTCCGGTGGACATGCTGCAAGAGAACAGTCCCGAGACCTTCCAGCCCCTTCCGCATTTCCGCAATGAACGCTTTTTCGAGCTTGAGCTGTTTCTTCGGTACCGAGTAGAATGCCGGCATCTCGCCGGTCTGCTGCAGCACATGGATAGCGATACGTTGGTCCTGAGCGTCAATAATCGTGTTGTTCATTTAGGTACAGTCCTCCGATCATAAATCTTCTGCAGGTCACCACGGATATGGACTCGGCGAAGAGCCGTCATCAATATTGGTCTCTCATTCATTCCGACTATAGGCTGCAGAAAAGGTTCTGCTTCCTGGATTACCCGAATCAACGTCGGATAGAGGTACAACAACCCCCACTGTGCGGGTAACCACTCTGGATGTATCACATCCGGAGGGCAAGCATAGTATCGATAATTACCGACACCCGTCATCGGGTTCTGTCGGAACGGTTTCTTTTGATCCGACATAAAATCAGTCTTCGATATCTTTGCCTCCACAAGAATCGATACTTGATCAGTGCAACGCCAGCCTATGTTATCCGGTATTTCACCAGAATCGGTAAAACTGCGTAATTCCACAAACGAAAACGAGCATCGCTTTGTCTTAATCAACCATTGTTCAATTCTTTTCGTTACTTCCTCGTGCGTCATCGTCTCCATCCTCCCGTTTTCAGTTTACCTCATTGCCAAATCTACAGTACGAATATTCGGCTATGAATCCTCTTCTTCTTTACCTTCGTCGGCATTCTGCCGGCCAGCGATTTCCCGAGCTCGTTCCTCTGTCTCCATTCCGAGCTTACTGACAGGAGCGCCGTTCAGGTAATACATGTCCATCGCCGGGTCTTCCGACTTCTCGTACCCGAGGGCTTCCTGGACTTGATTCGGTGTTCTTATGGCTTTGTCGATCATCTTCCCGTACATTTCCGAATCTTCCCTGATATCGGAGATATCCAGCTCTTGCAACCGGAACCGCCAATCAGTGATGCCAAAGCCTTCGCGAACAACAAAGAGGTTGATCTTATCCTCAATCATTTGCCGGCGAGGATCTATTTCTTGAAACTTGTAAATCTCATTCGAGTACCGAGCAGTGCTGGAGTTCAAATCCCCTTTCTCTGCAATCCCAAGGCGATATAGGGGAACAGCATGCGCAGCCAAGATTTCGTTCCTAACGTCCATCCGGTAGAGTCTAAAATGAGCTTCTTTGATATCGACCGCTAACTTCTCGAACCGGATCTTAACCCCTTCCTTCTGATGGGCTTCCTTCGGTGGCACTGTCATGATCAGCGTGGAATGCGGATTGTCTTTGATCTTATGCTCGAAGTAATCCTTGATCGTTGCCTCGACTTCCGGATCCAGATCCCCACCTTCTACAATCACCGCGAACTGTGGTACCGCGTGGTTTTCGAAAAATGAGATGTTGTAATCCCTCTGATTCATATCTCCCAGGATCGCTCCGAGCGCTGGCCAAATCTGAGGCAGGCCGTACAGTTCCGACCTGGGAGTATAGTTCTTCCAATAGATGATTTCCGTGGCCGACTTCGTGAAATCAATACTTTTATCGAACTCGCCAGTTTCTTTATCCATTACTTCTTTGACACCAGCACGTTTGAACCAGACCTCTTTTGTCCCGACTTTTTGCACCAGCCTTTTCTTATCCTTATGTCGGTACACGGTATCACCTGGGATATGAGCCAGTCCAACCGGATCTCCTTCATTCCGATCAGCCCTGATTAGTTCCATGCTCATTACCCCTATGGAATCGTAATCGATCAGAAGTTCATCAATAGTATTCAACAGGGTATCACCGTCTTCGATCGCAGCTTCCTCGAAAAACTTCCATAGCTTGTTGTAATTCTCTTCAGATCCGGTAGCGTTCCCCTCATCGTCCGTGTCGGATTCAAGGAACCAACCGTGACCGATCGTGTCCTGAGCCTTGACCCTCACGCACTTGCTATGCCAGGTATTTGCGTCCAGCAGATTGACAAGGGAAGCATAATTCACTGGAGGCATAACAATACCTTTACGTCCCAACTCTCTCGATGCAGTCTTCGATAATGCCCGACTTTTGACTTCCGATGATTCATCTTCTCGTTTCAGCCGATATCGTTCGAGGGTGTCTGCTGAAAGCAGCTCCCCGTCTCCTAGAATATAGGCTTTAACCTTGGTCTTCGATTGTTTTTCCTCTTTACTCTTTGCCATATCGTTTCTCCTTTTTGATTTCATCGTTTAATCATCGAATGACTTCACGACTGATTTATTTATCATCTACCTTCTATCGATTAGGCGATTCTTCCCGGTTCTGGTGCTGGCGGTTTTGGAACAATCGGCGGTGGAGGATCAGGGCGAGGCCAGTCAACACCGGACCTCCTCAACCCACACCATCGGCATACTGATGGGCCTGCTACTCCCCTATAGCTAACACCACCTCTCAAACCTTCCGAGCCTACCATTCGATGCCCAAACAACCTACATTTCCATGTTGGTTCCGGATCTTTAGGTTCGTACAAACTGCATTCACCTTTAGGATTAAGACTTGCGCATGATGGGGGATAATTCGTTACATAATCCGTAATTCCTCTTTTGGGTGAATTGCATCTATTTATGGGATCAAATAAGATATGTACTACCATATACTTACAATCCTTGCAGAATACCTTTCCCATTCAATTCCTCCGTATTACCTCGTAAATCTGACATCTTCTGTCTCGGCATGAATTTCTTAACTTGACAAAATCTGACAATTCTCCCTTATAACTAAACAGGCAATAGTCGTTGAGTTCTGGTAGGAGAGATGGGATTCGAACCCATGACCGTCAGTTTATAAGACTGGTGCACTAACCGCCGTACTACTCTCCCTGATTTCCTACTCATTTACCTACTAACTCGCTATATCCCCGATTTTCTAGCGTCTTTCATCCCCTCGATTTCCTACCGGCCTATCGTAACTGTAGGAAATCAATCAGTCCTTGATCGGATACATGACTTTGATCGCTCCCGCAGTCATCTCGGTTAACCCTTGCTGTTGATCATACGTCAACGGAGTCCCAGGCTCCGGCATTAACTCTCGGATCGTCTCGAAAGCCTTGCTGAAATCCGGAGAGGATCCTTTCGATTTCGGTTGCTGTTTCTTTCTTGGCGTGCCTGGAAGTCCCTCAGACCACCGATTGTACAGATTGAACAGGAATGCTTTCTGATTCTTTTCATACCCGTACTTCTCTGCATAACCCTTCGGCCCGAGTTCCAGCAATTCCTCCCGGATCACTTTCTTTGGTCGTGTGATCTGCTCTATCACTGCTTCCTCCTTTACAGAGACAAGAGTTATTTCCCGTCCCTCTTTAGTTACTCTCGACAACACCATTTGGGCGTCTTCATCGTAATAGTATTCCCGCTCGTGCCCGCATTTCGTGCAAACAACAACACTGCCATTCCCTTTAGATTTGTCCCATAGCAGGTCATGTTCGCAGTTCATGTCGAACTCGCTTTGACTCTTCCTTTCTTTAGTTTTTCCGATTCTCTGATGTAATTAAGAAACTGGGTCGTGGTATCGACCTGATCATCGTATGTCCCATTCGGGAAGACCTCGTGCTCCATCTCCCAATCCTCACTCCAGGGAGCGTCTTCCCGGATCCACACTCGCTTTCCCTGGAAAAAAGGAGTGATACTTTCGGCTCTGGCCGTCTTATCGCTATCCGCCGGCCATGCGACAATCCGGAGAGTAGTGTCATACCTCAGATCCTGAATCAGCGAAATCCCGCTCGATTTATCCTCAACAAGAATTATGGCTGGATCCCAATACTCTCCGAGGGTCTTTGCAGCCTTCTTCAGTCGATAGTAAGGAACATGTTTTCTCCAGATGTCCAGCAGGATATAACCAAGCTGGAAAACTCCCCATGTTGCTATTACTGAAAAACTGTTCTTTTCCTTATCTTTCTGTGCGGTATCGGCTGACTGGTAAACCCGCGTGACCTGATACGACTCGTTGCCGATCACCACCGTTGGTTCCGACGGATCATTGACTACCTTGGCATACTGCCACCAGGCTTTCTTGAACAGGTCTCCCTCTTCCGGATTTACCGTGCATTGGTACATCAATTCGAACTGACGAGCACCAAGAAGTTTCCTCTTTTCGAGGATGTCTTCTACAGTCCAGCGTTCAGGCCACAGAAGGTTACTCTCGGTAATTTCGATACTCATCGTCTATTGCCTTATAATGAATCACCTTGAATCCATGCTGCTCCAATCGGCCATACACGTCATCCTCATGCCATCGGGTACCGATGATGACGATCCGGCCACCGGCAACTACCCGAGAGAATGCAGTTGAAGTGGTCCAGTCGTAAACCTTATTGCGCTGTAATTCGGTCGCAGCATTGTCCTTGTCAACAACGTCATCACATACCAGAAGATCAAATCGAGAGCCGAGAATCGGCCCCCCGACGCCGGATGCAACGAATGTTGCGTCCTTATCCGAGATGTTCGGGCGCTTGACAAACCACCTGGCTTCGGCTGTTCCTTTTGTCGGATCAAGCTGAAGATTAGGGTACGCAAACTTCAATCGTTCATTACCGTGGATCGTATCCCTGACCGCCACCGATTGCTTGGCAGCTTGCGTGTACGTGTTCGAAACATAGCCAGTATGAATATCTGGATTTTTACAAATCATCCACGAGGTATAGATGATTCCGACCAGAGTTGTCTTCGCACTGTCTGGCGGGCAAATGAATAGTATTCGCGGATACCTCGCTGGTTCCTGCAGTATTTCCATCCACTCAAGGTGGAACCATGTTGGCTCCAAACCAAAGACAAAATTCATGTAACCTTCCAGATCGGCACACGTTTCTCCGGCTATTATTTTCAAGGCTTGTTCCGGTATTTTTGTCATTACTCCGTTTTCTTCAATTGAATTTTCTCGTAGGCTTTCATCAGCGCTCCTGCAACTTCATCCTCTACTTCCACCAGTTTTCCCCCTTGTATCTCAGTCGGTTCGCCCCTGGCAGTTCGTTCGAGTTTCGACCCTGCCTCGATCGCTCGAATCGCTTCACTATTACTGAGTAATTGAAGGACAGCCTGAGAATCAATATTCCCATCTTTATCTCTTGGAAGCGTAGTGAACTTCGTTAACCCAATTTTTTGCAAAGCTACACCGGCTTCAGCCTGCCTTTCGTTCATTTCTCGAATTGCCTTCTCGTTCTGTTTCAGCCGTTCTTCGTCAAGGTGAGCCTCGTATGCTTCAACTCTGGCTACCCACTTGAATTTAGCCGACCATTCCTCTATCTGCCTGGTGTATCCCGCAGTGCGTCCGAGGGCAACCCGCACCTTTTCATGTGTGCGAGTTTCCCCCAAATCACGGTAAATTCTGAACGCATTCCACGCTTTCGCCCTCTCTTTTGGTTGTCTTTGCCACAATTCAGCCACTTTTTTCCTCCGATTCCACCAGTTTTAGTCGATGCCGAGCCACGGACATGCCGGCAAGATCTCCGCTAAAATGAGGATTCCGATGACGGTTCCGGGCAGAGTCAGCGCGACCCAAACACCCTGAATATCCTGAAACGGTCGATCCTTCGGCAGATACTT